ATACCTGCAGCAGATCCTCATATTGGTACCGGTAAGCGCCCTGCACCTTTTCATTGGTCACATTGCGCAGACCGGCATCGGTGATGAGGGTATGGATGAAAGGCAGCTCCTTGTAGTACATAAGGTAGGCAAGGGCCGTCCATGCTTTTTTCAGCAGATCGCTGGGCGTTTCAAGGTCACCATCCGCTTCTGTTTGCAGGGCATCCATCAGGTCGCTGCCCAGCACGGGCAGCAGGTACTGATCTTCCGCGGCCTTTTGCATCTTCGGGATGCTGGTATCCCCATTGCTGAAAGTGATGGGGATATATTCTTTAACAACGTCAATGGTTTTGAACAGTGGCATATCACATGGTTTTTGGGGCGGTGCTGCCGCCGGTGTCGAGAGTGGTAAGGATCAGGGAAGGATAACGGAAAGCAAGGGTTTTACCCGGGTATTTTTTATCCCAGCCGTTGAAGCGCTTCACAACATCAAAGATGTGGGCGTTCATCTGCCGTTCAGCTTCCATCAGCATGATCTGTACCAGGTAGGCTTCCCGGATATCGCTGCCGCTTCCTGCGCCGCCGCTGTAATCACCTCCGAAGGTATTAGCGCCCATGATAGCTGGGTTAAGCATGAGGGCAAAGAGGATCTCTTTATTGGCAGCCCCGCTATCAGGCAGCAGCTTACCCTCCTTCATCTTGTCATCGATCACTTCGATCATGATGTCCTTGACCTCTGTGTTGGTCACCGGATCAATATAGCGGCCGCTGATGATGCTCTTGAAGGCTTTATCGTTCCCGGAAAGGTGCTTATTGATCTCAGCCGCTTTCTCAGCGAACTTGTTCTGCTTTTCTTCGGGGGTATAACTATTCCACTTAGCGTCTCCACGAGTGAAATACCGGTCGCTGATGGTGATGACGTATTTAATGCTCATCTGGTTATTCATCATGGCCACCTTCATGGCCGGTACCTTGATGGCCATATCCACCCAATCCCAGCAACTGAACCAAAGCGGGTAAGGGTAATATTCCTGCCCGTTCAGCGGGCCGCGGGAAATGATGCTGAACTCCCGCGTATCACTTTTGTTACCACCATCCATACCCATCAGCTCACTGAGGTGGTTATATTCGTTATCCTCCTGCAGCATCTCGATCTCCTTCACAAACTCATTGCTTTCACTACCACTCACCTGGCGCCAATCAGCGGCATAGAAGGTACTTTCAATGAAGCCGGTGTCCTTGTTCTTGCGCTTCAGGCGGCACTTTACTATATCATCTGTTTTGAACCTGGCGATGGACTTGCCATCGTTATCCAGCACAATACGGCTATGTGACCAGCCGTAGCCAATCATATTGCGGATGGTGGTGATGCTGTGTTTGAAAGTATTGTTGGCCTGCATCCAAGCATCAATGTCATCATCTTGCACGAACTCATAGATTTCATCGCCGTTATTACCCATCCCGGTAATCAACACAGGGCGAAGGCCCTTACCAATGGCGATGCGGGCCTTCGCTTCAATGCCGGCGCTCAGCACACCGCATTGGCGTATTCGGTTGGCCATTTCAATGGGTAACTGGTTTGAAGTCCCGGTGCTGCCGGTCCATGGAGCCCAGGCGGCCGTGGTGATCTCATTCTTGATCTGTACATCTGAGAAATTACCAACCTGTACCGGTTGCTCATTCAGGGTGAACAGGGCGTTTGTAGATGCCGAGAAGATGATCCCGGGGGCTTCTATGGAGTTTATTTCGTTGTTCATTTTACAATTTGGCCGTTGAAGCGGCGGATTAATTGAATATGCACTTTGCGGATATCGGCGTTCCCAGCAGCGCTTACCCGTATATTGGTAGTTCCGTTTTCAAAATGCCGGGGATGGCGGGTGCTATAGGGAAGGCCGGATTTATCTTTTTTGATCACCAGGTTGTCATCCACTTTGGAGCCCTGGTAATGTTTAACTGCCTGATCAATGCTTTTTACACCGCCTCCACGGCCCCGCTGATGATCCCAGGTGATATACATTATGCTGAAGGGCTTCCCGGTATTCATCCAGGTGATCATTTCGCCGATGCTGATAAAATTCTCGCTGCTCACGGTTTAAAAGTAGTGTACGCACATAGGGCGATGAAGGGCAAGAAAAGCGGCGATAATGAAGAAGCCCCTGTAGAAACAGGGGCCGTTACCAAAACTAACTGCTTATGAAAATCAAAAATAATATACGCTGATGCGATTCAAAAGGGCAAGAAATGATCATGCCCTTGATAGTGTAGTCTCCGACTTCACTTTCTGATCCAGTTCACTGGCAGCATTCACACTGCTATAAGTAACATAAGCCCTCAACGGCTCATCCAGCTTGCTGATAAAAAGGTTCACCAACGCTGTCATATCTACATTGGCTCCCGTCTGGCTGTCGCTGAATACACCGCCACGCTCATATCGGCGCATGCTGCCCATGGTGCTATTGATATTGCTGAAATTCATACCCATGAACGGCCGGTTTTGCCATGGCGCAACTATGGGTGCACCGTTTTTAAACATGCTGGCATAGAGAAGCGCATCAATAATAGAGCGGTTATTGGCATAGGTGCGGCGGCTCAGTATGGGTTCGCCACCCTCAAGCTCGGCTACCTTTCGGCCTCTGCTGTAAACCGGCATGCCACCTTCCTTATGGCTGGGGCCATCGAATAGACCACCCCTGGCAAATTGCTGTGGTGCCTTCTGACTGGCAATTAAAGCGATCTCAGCCAGGTTGGTGGCGGCGGTTACGGCCATGGCCACTATACCCGTGATATTTGGATATACCGGCGGCCCGAAATTGGCGATGGTTTGAATAACACCCTGGGCACCGCTGATGACGGCCTGAACTATTTTTATCTTCTTCTCCCGCTCAAAGGCTTTCTTCTTGATCTGCGCTGTCTCCCGATCGCGATCCCTTTCAATCTGCTTCGACTTATTGTTATAAGCCGTTTCGCTGATGATCTTCCGGTCGTAAAGATTTTTGATGTTATCTTTTTCGGTATCTGCTGTACGGTTGATGGTTTCAATGCGGGCCTGGTCCTTTTGATTTTGGATCTCATTGATGGATGATAACAGGCCAAGGATCTGCTGGGCCGCATCAACAATGCTCTGGAACTCTTTCAGGTAATGCTCCTGCGTTACCTGGGCACGCATCAGGTCATACTTCTTCCGGATGGCCGCTTTCTGCTTTTCGGTGAGCTCTGTATTGAGCAGTTCCTGCTGCTGCTCCAGGTCAAGTACATGCAACTGGGCCTTTAACCTTGCCTTCCCGGTCGTGAGAGTAACATCGGCCGCGGCATCGGCCAGCATGCCTTTAATATCCTGTGGCAGGGCACCACCTACAAGGCCACCAAGGCCACCGGCGGCTGCGCCTGCTCCACTGCCCGGCAAGTATTTATCCTGCAGGGCTTTCAGCTTTTGGAAATGGATCTCCTGCAGTTTAAAGAGCGCATCGTTGTATTGTTGCTGGGTGAGTAGTTTTCTGTTAAGTCCTTCTTTGAGCTTTGCCAGATCCTTGTCGTAGCTTTCATTTACTTTTTTCAGCTCATAGAGCATTGGCGAAAGCACCGATTTGTCATACTCATCGGCGTTCTGCTTCAGCATATCATCCAGTTCTTTCTGGAACTGCTTCATTTCCCTCAGCGCATCGGCCAATCGCTTTTTTGCGGCGCTTTCATCTTCCTTATTGATGTCTTCATTGAGTTTTTTCTTACTGTCAAGAACAGTTTGGGAAACCACTTTCTCGGCTCCCTCCACAAGTCTCAGGTCTTCGATATATCGCTGGGTGAGTTGTAACTGGCGCTGCCGGTTATTCTTATCTGAGCTGGCCAGGAATGCGGCGATTTCTTCCTGCGTGGTCTTAAGGATGGATTTATAACTGCCCAGCAGCCTTTTTTGAGTATCAATATCCTTACTCGCCAGATCCGTTAATAAAGAAGATACCCGTTTATTAATATCCTGGCCAACGCCGGCAAGAAATTCATCTGCTTCCCCTCCCTTGGCTAAATTCCATATTCCCATTACCGCTTTTTTAGCGGAGTTGAAATAATCCCTTATGCCGTTGATGGCGCCGGCAAGAAAATCAAGCGCTGTTTGTAGTACCGGCAAAAGATTATTACCGATCTCTTCCTGCAGATCCTTTACATTTTGCTTGGTGGTGGCCAATGATCCGGCATAGCTTTCGCTGAAGGTCTTCGCCGCTCCCTCCACTTTACCGGCCAGGTCGGTGGTAATGATGTTGAATCGCTCTGTTTCATTGCCCGCTTCCTTTATATCGATACCGTATGTTTTCAGCGCCTTGGCATTGCCTTCCATGGCCCGCAGGATCGCGTCTGTTGCTTCTGGCAGGGATATGCGGCTCTTGGCGGCAAAGTCAATAATAATAGGCGCCAGCTTACTCATCTGCGCCTCTGTGAGCTTACCATAGGTTACCAGCTTCTCAAATACGCCAACCACATCATCGTTGTCCAGGTACCCCACACTCTTGGCAAGATCATCGGCCTGCTTGGTAAGCCGATCAAACGCATCGCTTCTGCCCGCATTATCCAGCGCATTGGCAAAGCGATCGGTAGCCTCCTGCGCCTGTATCGCTTCGTCAACGGCTCCCTTAAAAAAGCCAACAGCGGCGGCAATGCCCAGCACAGGCATAGCTTCTGCAAAAAGAGCTTTTAATCCCCCAGTCTCTTTTTTTACGCTACTTATGCTGGCGCCTACCCTGTCGAGTTCAGTACTGGCCTTTTGAAATTCCTTGAACTTGGCGGCGTACCCTGGGGCGTCTTCGCTCATGCGCTTAAGCTCATTACGCAGCCGGCTCACCGTGGTCTGCATCTTGTTGAAGCTGGGGCGCAGGCCCTTGTCGATCTGATCCTGCACCGCCTTGATGTCGTTCTGCACCTTGTTCAGCTTCGCTATCTCGCCAACCATGGCCTTACCGGCATCCTGCCCCTTCTTGATCTTGGCGGTAAGCACATCTGCATTCTTCTGCAGGTTCACCAGCGCCTCATTAGCACTGGCGTGGTTGATGTATATGCTGGCGGTTTTCCGGCTGAGATCGGCCATGGTTACTTAATTGTAAGGTTATTGATGACGAATGTGCAGTCGGCTTCAGCAACGATCTGCTGCAGCTCCGGCATATTGCGGTCCACGGGGTTGCTGTACCACCGTGCCGGCCGCCGGGTGGTTTGTCCTACCATGCTGATGGGCGTACCCTTGCCCACTCCCTTGTGCCGGAAAACGCCGCTACGGGGCATTCCGAAACTCAGTTTATCGATCATGCCGGCCTTCTTTCGGTATTTGCGGGTAATGCTGTTGCTGAGTGCTTTGGGGCTGGGGCTTTTGGGGCGGTGTACAATGCCTAATGCGGAGATCTCGCTCTTGATGGCCGCGAATGTTTTATCATCCCAACTCAGTATCTTTTCGTTTTCGTAAGCGATATCTGCCATAATGAAAAAGGTGCCGCAGCTTGCGGCCGGGCACCTTGGTTTATCGGTTTGAAGAAGCCTTATTCTTTGGGCGGATCAACGGGCTTGTCAATCGGTTTAGCGGATTTCTTTTCTTCCACTGCTTTTCCCTGCGCTTTCTCTTTAATGAGATTGCTGCCACGCTCTACCATGCCTGCTGCCATTTCAACGGTGATCTTGCTCAGCGGCCCGTTGTAAGTACCGGGCTTCTGAATATGCTTATCGATGCTGATGAGCGCCTCATAACGGGCGTCCACATCGGGGTTGGTGAATTTGATCGGTTCTGCCATGATTGGTTATTGTTTTGATGATGATGGCTTATGGTTTCAGGTCAACATCGCCGCTGTAGAAGAACTTCTTATCGCGGACGGTTACTTCCACCACGTATTCCTTCAATCCTTCAGCAGTGGTTTTACTGCCACCACTTACGGTTGCGGTTGGTGCCAGGCAATCATCGCCAAACTGCACATATTGGGTGGTGTTCTGGCAATCCTGGTCTTTTACCAGGAAGATGCAATCATCGTTCAGCATATCGCGGACCTGCTCCAGTGTGCTGGCATCATCGCCTAACAGGATGAATTTGCATTTGTGGTTCAGGCTCTTGGCGCCGTCTTCACCGGTGCTTTCAAAAGTGCTTTCAACGCTGTGTTTTTTGGTGGCCCAGCTTATCCAGCCGTCGGTCAGCGGATCGGTAAAAACGTGATCACCGGTGATGGTCACCTTATCGCCTGCGCCACTGGGCGCTCCGGTTGGGTGAGCCATGCTCTGGAAGGTATCAACGGGTGCAAACAGCACTATGTTCTTATAACCGCCCTGCATGTTGGTTTGATCGGCCTTGGTGCGTGCACCATATACATTTGCCATGGTTGAACTTTTTTTGGTTTGAGGTTATTATTGTTATGCGCCCTTGCGCTTGATGCCTCCGAATCCGATCTCCACCAGGTGTTTTAACAGGTCGGGATTGGTGAGTGCTTCGCTTGCCAGCACCCGCTTACCATCAAGATGAAATGCCGGAACCGTAAACAGGTATTCTTCCTTCTCCACCTTAAAGCTTTTGGTGGGGATCTGCGGCTTTGGCTGCGGAACCGGGGCAATGGGTTTACCCGCCTTGGCGGTAGCTTCCAGTTGCTGCTCCAGTTCTTCCAGCTTCTCCTGCAGGCCCTCATTGGCGGTCATCGCGTCTTTGAGTTGCTGATCCTTTTCAAGCAAAGCCTCATTCGCGTCTTTCAATTTGTCCCGCAGTTCTTTTAATTCGTCTTTACTCATAATTGACTATAATCGGTCGAACAATTTCATGCTTGATATGGTAAGCACCCGGGGGTTAGCCGGGTGTGTTTTTCTTATGACTGGTCATTCACCATCAACAAATCCAGGTCGTTGATCTCGCAGCCTACGGGCATCATCAAACGGGTGTCGATGATGTTGTATCGCGGCGTAGGATACACAGATACCTGGTTGGTATCGGTACCGAATACCAGGTTGTTCTTAACCGTGGCGATCAGGCGGCCGCTGGTGCCCATCCAGGATACCGGGCGGAGAACAGCATTTTCGTTATCCAGCGGGTAGTCGCCCACTTCGTTGGGTCGGAAATTGATGTTGTTCAGCGTGCGGTAGTGCTGGGCGTATTTGCGGGCCGTTGCATAGCTGCAATACACGATGAAGCCCATTTCCTTCATCTTGATGGGGAAGCTGGCATCGTTGGTGAGCAGTTCCACTTTGGTAACTGCATTGGCATTGGTGAGGGCGCCGGTGGCCACAGCGGTAATGGTTGCCAGGGTGATCTCGGCGTCGATAATGGTGCCCCATCCATTACATACATCTTCCGGGGCATCGCCTGCTCCATCGCGGATGCCGCTATAGATGGTGGAGGTGTTCAGGTGCTCCAGGAACTTCTCTGAAAGGAAGGCAAGGGCGCCTTCGTACATCATCTTGTCCTTCATCGCCGGGTCGGCCAGGTAGGTATTCCGGAAGTCTTCGAAATCGAAGGGGAAATCCCATTTGGCCATATAGGCGGTGAGGATGCGATCGCTGTAAACGGCTCCCTGGCTGTCCTTATCATCATTGGAGCGATAAGGGCGTGGCGCACCGCGGCTGCTGAGCTTGGTCAGCGACTGGGGCGCATTCACATTGGTACGGATCTGGATGCCCTGGTTGGCCAGGTTCCATTTCAGTAATGCCTGGGAAAAGATAGAACCGCCGAACTGCAAAAACGCATCGGTGGTTATTTGGATGTCGGAAGATGCCATGGCTTTATTTTTTTACTGTGGTTATGGTGATGAATTTTTTCAATGGGTTATCGGGCCTGTTTTCGGCCCAGCAGGTACGCCACCCAGGTACTCACCTGCGTTCCGGTTGTTGCGACGGCCACTTTGTAATATTTATAGGGCGTCTTGGTCAGGTACCAATAATGACTGTTGGTGGTCTGGTTGGCGATCGTGAGGGTATCTGCGCCAATGGCCACATAGTTGGAGTTGTCAACGCTTCCATACAGTACCGCCGTTCCTGCGGGTGTGCCGCTTGTCTTGGTACCGATGACCTGGATGGTCATGATGTCGAAATTGTTGATCTCACCGCCCAGCGTGGCAATATGGGTTTGCGTTACCGCATTGGTATTGGTATTGCTGCTGGCCGTCATGGTGAGCTGTGCATTGGTGGTTTGGGCCACAAACAGGCCGATGGCGAGGATGAGACAAAATGAAAGGATCTTTTTCATGGTTTTATAGTTGTGTTTTTTATGAATGGGTTTAATTGAACTGCGCCTTCATTTTTTGTTTTTGGTGATCAGCGCTGGTCATGAATTTTGCTTTGGGATCGAGTACCGGGTCGGCGCCTGCCGCAGGATCCGGGGCCACGTTGGCCGGCTTGCCACCCATCTTCACCACCTGCGCTGTAAGGGCGGTGATCTGCGCCTGCAGGCCGGCATTGGTTTCCTGCTCAGTGGTAACAGTAGCCTGTAACTGGTTCATGCCGTTATTGGCTTCGGCCAGTTGGCTGGTCAGCTCTTCAACCTGGGCCTGCTGTGTTGCGGCATTTGTTTGCGCTGTTACCAGGGTGGCTTCAATGCTGTTCAGGTGTTCTTCGGTGAGAGCAAACCCGGTATTATCCACCAGTTCAAAAGCATCTGCCTTTGCGGCGGTAAGGGTATTGGGGAAAGCGGTTGCGGTGGTCTCCATCTTTTTTTGTTTTGCGGTTGCCAGGGATTTGGCGCGTTTTATCGCGGTGTCCAGGCTTCCTATTTTATCAACAAGGCCATGCTTGATGCCCTCTTTTGCCATGTAAACTTTTCCGGTCAGCACATTTTCTTTGTTCAGATCGATCTTCCCGGCCCGGTTCGCCTGCACGCTGCTGGTGAAGGAATCATTCACAGGGTCGAGCATCGAAGTGATCAGTTCAGTATAATTGCCGCTTTCGCTGGCATTGCTGAACATCCGGTTCTTATCGGTGCTTTGCGTGGCATAAGCCGTATGTATCTTAATACCGCGTTGCTTGTAGGCTTCCGTAAAGTCGGCCCACTGGATCATGGTACCAATGCTGCCTACCATATCATGAGCAGTGGAAGCGATCACTTCGCTTGCGCTGCTGCCGATCCAAAGGGCGGCGCTGGCCATCATGCCATCCACAAATGCAACCACCGGTTTGGTACTGGCTTTAATGGCATCGGCAAAAACCTTGGTGCCGTCAACTGATCCGCCGGGGCTATCGATCTGTAAAACGATCGCTTCCACATTGGGATCATTGATAGCCTGGTTCAGACTTTCTACCATATTGCTGGTACCGGGGGCGCCGCAGTTCTCATACTTCATCAGCGGACCATTAACCGGTAAAACAAATACCCCGTTTTTTGTATAGGGTACGGCTTCAGGATTTGCCCAGTTGCCAACGGGTTCTGCTACCGAAGCAGGATGATGTAAAAGATCTAATGCGATCAATGCCCAGCGATGGGCGGCTTCAGGTTCAATCAGCCAGGGCTGGTTAATAGCCTGTATGAGCTTTCGGTTGATCACGATACAAACATATTTTGATACATCCGGAGCAGAAAGGGCAAGAAAAGCAGCAAACAAAAAACCCCGTGAAAACGGGGCCTGTCAATCGTAAGAAGGATCGGGGAAGAATTCATCGCGGGATGGTGGAGCATTCAAGCGTTTTACTTTTTTTCGCTCCCATGCGTTTAGTGATGCGTACCAGGCGCTGACCGTTGCTTCTGTTTCTCCCAGCCGGAAGAAAGCTTTCATGGAATTCATTTGCGGGAAGGTGAGCTGATAAGTTATGCCCGCTTCGGTAGATTCATACAAACCCGAAACGGTATTGAATTTTATCCGGATGGTAGATGGAAGCGATCGGCGCGGCCTTGGCATACTGCAAATATAGAGCCCCATAGAAATGGGGCTCGCAATCAAAACGTAATTTAATCTACCGGTGCTGCTTGAATGGTGTAAACCAAGCGCCGGGAGACCCGACCTTATGAATTTTTTAGACCTTCGAGGAACTTGGCATAATACCCGGCGATGTCTTGCGCCCGATCCATCCCGTTTACGATCCTGCGGGCATTCACCGGGTCATTGCCCTGCGCATTGAAATACTGGCTCAGCTTGCGCCCCGTATAAAGCCCTGTGGTCATTGAGAAGATGCTGGCCCAGGCAGAGGGTTCCGACTGCAGCATAAGCTCCGGGTGATTCAGGAAATCCCAGCCGCGGTTATTGGCCTGAGATAGCTTCTCGTAGTTATCATACCAGGTATTCTGCGTGAAACCCCTGCCATAGAAAATGTGATCCGGTTCTGTATAGGCTTCTCCATTCATCTTTACCTTTCCTCCGTACCGGCGGCCCTTTCCCTTTCCGTATTCTTCAATGGGCTGCATGGTTCGGGCTGTTTCATGATAGGCAGTGGCCAATACATAGGCGAGTGCTTCAGGTGATAGCGCGGATCCGGCAGTGATCAGGGTATGGATCCCTTCCGTTTGGGAATCGCTGATCTTGCCCCGGAAAAGGCTGTCATTGATTAGCTGTAAATTCATGGGCTACAGTTTGGGTAACTCAATGCCGTTTGCGGCTGCGCTGGTAACAATGGCATCTTTTACGGCGTTCACAACCATGTCATCCAAGGGTGTTTTTGATTTCTCAGCCAGTGATGCCATACCAACGGCGAATGAATAACCACCGAGAAGAACGGATTTGTATTTCGCCTGGTCGGTGTCGTGCAGCTTTTGCAGTACTTCAATCAGTTTGCTTTCGCCAATACTTTCAATGGATGCGGAAAGCAACGCAATTAATGTTTCTTTCATATCATTTGTTTTAAGATTACGAGAAGAATAGCCATGACAGGAAAAGGACAATTACGATTATCCAAAAAGCATCCACTATCGGTTTAGGCTTCATTTGTTATTCAATTCTTGATCCTTTGGGGCAGACGGCGTAATACTCACTGATCCGCCATCATTCACTCCGAACATTTTTGCGATAACCCCAGTTACCAGGATGCCAACTCCGCATACTGTGGTAAACTGCGCCTCTGTCATGTGCATCATACCTGCCAGTGTGCTCTGAAATGGAATAAGCCCGGCAAAGAGCGTTATCATCCCGTCCCTGAAGTTCTTTATGATCTTAGGGATTTCGCTTCTCCAACTTATTGTGATAGGCATGACCATTAGTTTTAAATGATGAATTATTGTTTGCGCCTTTTCTGCTCCGGGAGAATAGCCTCCAGCACGGAGAGCCGGGTCTCATGCCCGGAGGTGGTACTCTTTGTTTCCCTTGCTCCAATTTCAAGTGACATGATAGAAGCGTCCTGTCCGTTATCCCTTACCTGTGTGCGTTCTATGTACCCGTAAATGCCTACCTGAAACTTAATGCAGGCTATAAGCAGCCCGGTAATCACAGGGAAGAAAACCCCCTGCATCCATAGCGTGATCTTGTTTTGCTTCTGCGTGGTCATGACATTTTCGGGTTATAGTATTGTTCATCAAATTCATCGCCCTTTAAAGCCAAAAACATAACCGGTGTCAGCATGATTCCGATAATGATAAGCGCGAATGATAGTATCGTGTTTTTCATTAGTTATTGAGCTTTTGCCATGCGGAGCCATCATAACCCCACCAGCCCTTTGCTGTGAATGTTCCATTTGTATCTGTTACATAAATCAAAAGCCCTTCAGCAGGTGATGATATTGCACTCCCTTGCGTTGCTGTCATTCTTGGAGGAAGGAAGCCCTGTGTCGTCGAAGCAATACTCACCTTTGCGCTTGCAGGTAATGCTTCTCCAATACTCAACCCGCTTGCATCGCCACCGGATGCATCTGTCAATCTCCAATTAGCTGATGCAACAGTCCAAGCAGGAAAAGAAGATGTAACCCCTCCACCGTTAATCCGTGTAAAACCAGTTGTGGCAGAGTTAAACATTGTAAAAACTCCATCCGAAGGTGAATGAAACCATCCTCTTGATCCAGAGGTCCCAAAACCATAATAGTAACTGGTGGCTCTAACCTCACCTGAACTTACAAATCCTGTTACTGTTATATTATTGCCGACAGTCAGGTTTCTGCTTAGATATATATCTCTGGGTCGGGTCGCTCCGCTTGCGCCTATATCGTAAGTCGCATCCGTAAACAATAAATTTCCGGTCAATGTGCCCCCTGTTAATGGTAGGTAAGTAGCTGCGGCCCGCTGCCTGGAAAGGATTGATGCCGAGGCTGTGTCAACAAGCAACGTACCTGTAGAAGTTATAGGACCACCACTCAAACCCAAACCGGTTGCGACGGAGGTGACCCCCGAGGCAATGGCCTGTCTCCTTACCCTATACCCGCCGAGCCATGTTGTTGAGGTCGTGTCGAGAACAAGTCCCCAGGTTTTGCCGGCGGTAATATCAACGCTGTCTTTATTCAACCCGAGTGTCCCCGACGGGTAAAAAGCGCCGGACGTGAGGCCGATGTCTGCTGTATTTCTGCCGTTTTTAGCTCTTATTATCGGAGCAACGTCATTGGAATAATACCAGGCTGCATTTCCGGTACCGTTGCCTCCAAAAGTGAGCGGCCTGTAAAAAATAATGTTGCCGGTATAAACGGTGTCGTCTGTGGCGTCCCGACCGCCAAACTGCGCTATTTGCGCCATGTCCATTGCGCCAAATGAGGTGCCGTATATTGATAAATGCGCTCCTCGCCTTGCCGTTGTCCAGTTCTCGTCCGGCTCATTGTAAATGCCGGTTGCCGGGATGTATGAAGTGCCGTCATAACCGCCAAAATTGATACCTCCTATACTCGTTGTCTCATAGGCGCCGACCTGTACAGCCGTTGGCGAGGCTTGTGTCCCCCGGCTTCTGTAAAAATTCACATACGGTGCCCGAAAAGCCGCGTTATCGTGTGTGTAAAAATCAGCCGCAACCGCATACTTATTGTGAGTTTCTAAGATTGAGTAAAGGCCGCCAGTTCCGGTATTTGAGATCACTATGTTGGTGTCGGTCGAATTGCCCGCCCTTGCAACCTGGTTGAGTGTTGGAGTTGAAAAAGTTGGTATCGCTCTATGCCCGAAAAAGCCTGTTACCGTATCCTCTACAAGCATCAAATCTGAAGAGGAAGAGGATGAAGGGATATTGAGCGCATTGATATTAGCTGAAAAATAGGTGTTTGATGTAAATGTCTTTTGCCCCGAAAATGATTGGGTCCTGTTGGTTACATAGCCGCTGTCGGTGGCGCTGGCTTCTGTTATACGGATATTGGGGATCACCGGCTGTAGCCCGCCGATGATAAGTGGTAGGGTGGCCGTTATCCCGGTAAGCGCCCCGGGGGTACCAAGACGGGCCTTTACCGTATCATGGTTAGCCCTGTACAGGAAAAGGGTATCGTTGCTCACTGATGCGCTGTCCAAGGCGTATGCAAACCTGGTACGCCCATCATTGAAGTTTAGCAGGAAGGCGCCGGTGCGGTTGCGGGTGCTGTTTTTAATTCGAAACTGGGTATTATTACCAGCGGAATTGCTACCGAATTCAATACTATCGGCGTTAATGATATAAGGCCGGAGTTGCGCATCTGCAGCAAAAGCGATGATAATAAAACCGAGTAGTAAGATTGTTTTTTTCATGATTACATTATTGCGATAAAGCCGCTAACAGGGCCGCCAAAATTAAATGTCATGGTAATAAAGCCGGGCACTGGCGCATCGATCGTAGGCTGTACCGCAGTTTTATCGTACACATCGGTACCGGGCCGGGATAAGTAAACCTGGCTGGCGGGGAAAATGCCAAAACGGGCCGCCATGGGGGCAGACCATGTTATGGTTTTTACTGAAAGTCCGGCGAATGATATAATTTTTTTATCGGTCATTACTTGATAAGTATAAAGCCGGTTACGTTTCCACCGAAATTGAAATACATATTGGTGAAGCTTATGTTTGGTGGACCATCCACATAAGGCTGTACATCGGCTTTGTAATATGTGTTGGTATCGTCTTTCAGATAAACTTCAACCAAAGGAAAAACACCAAAGCGGGCGGCACGGGTGATTGTCCATAAAACAGTTTTACTGCTTTCGTTTGTTATTTCAATGATCTCGGCATCATTTCCCGTGGCGCCACCACCACCGCCGCCGCCATCACAAGGATGCACCCAGCCGCTTTCATCGCCCTGGAACTCGGGGATCACCAGCGCCTTAAAGTTGCTTTCGCCGGTGAAGGCAAGTTTGCTCTTGGCGTTTTCATTGGATCCGGGGCCGGTGGAGAACTCGCTGTCAAAATCCATCGGGCTTTCCAGGCTGCCCAGCAGGAGGTAAAAACCTCCGGAGCGGAGCTTGGCCACCACCAGGTACTGGCCATAGGCCATATTCTCCAGGTTCACCCGTTGCTGCGGTACATCGCCCGGCGCCTGCGCCTGCACCTTCTGCTTGTAAAAAGGCATGCCAGCGAAGCTGTCCTGCGTTTCGGTGAAGCCCAGTTGAGCATCGGGCACTGGTACCGGGCCACGCCATACCTTGTCTGCCTTCAGCTCGGGCTCGGCCAGCAGGTACTGGTTAACAGGGTTGATGCCGGGGATATTATCTACCTCTTCAACGGGTATGTACCAGAACTTACAGATACCGCCCAGGTACGGAACTCCCTTATACAGGTTCTTGATACCGGTGTATGCGGTTTGCTGCATGATGTGAAATTATTGCGGAGCATCGGGGCAAGGAAGGGCAAGAAAAGACGAAGAGGGTATCGGTGAAAAACTATGAATAAGGTGAGTTTTTTGCTATCGCTTTTTGGTTTAATCCTGTTAAGGTTTTGCAAAGGGCAATTCTGCCATATGTTTTCTTAAATATTTTAACCGCTTTTGTCTGCGCCGGTATTCGGCAGAAACAAGCGCATCCATTGAAATATCTGTGTCTATTTCAATGCCGAATTTTTTGCAAAAATCTTCTATCCCCTGCCGGCGTTCCAATCCAACCATCTGGTAGGCGTCGCAGAAATTACTCAGGTGCTCACTTAGCTGTATTTCAAAAAGGTTATTTATGATCACCGATTTGTCCTGCGGGATATCGATGCCGGTACGGTACAACAGATCCTTTGGTACCAGAAGGCGAAGCTTATCGGTAAGCATATTATACCTGACCTGTGTATCCTTTTTGCTTTCCATCTTCTCGGCCCTTTTAGTCTGAAGCAGGCAGTACACATTCATGCCGATGAAAGTCTTGTAGTTTACCACGATCACCTGTCCGTACAGGCTATGGATGTACTTTTTGATGTAGGTCTTTACCGGGATGCTGATGGGGATGTATTGCTGCATGGGTCAGTGGTTTTAGTTTCTTCGGGATTGAGTACTTTATGGCGGTTGATCCAGGCATCGGCCTTTCCTTCCCAATAACGCATGTTCGCCCGGTTCTGCGAACCGAACCAGGTCTGCCACTTTTTGGTAGTATCACGCAGGCCGGTCATGATGGCGGCCAGCTCCTTCAGTTCCTGCTCAACTTCTTCGGCTGTTTCGGCTTTTATGTGGATGTGGTAGGTGCGCATGGGGTGATGATTTATTTGGGGAACTGGCGGATCTGAAGGGTAGGCGGGAATTCATCAATGTTGCCGCCATGCCTGTCGCTCATATTTAGTTGCTTTGCTAAATAGGTGCCCATTTGTTTGACAAATATTGAAGTGGTTGGCGTAAGGTCTTTTACCAGTTCTTCCATCCATTCAACCCGGCATGGCCGGTATCGATATTTACCCGTTTCGTTGCCACTCTCGCCGCCGATGATGGCCCAATGAATTTTAACCAGGTCGGTAATATCCAGGTTCATGTCGATCCTTTCGTGGAGCGGTTCAAATGAAATGAACCTTGTTTTGCAATCAACATTTACCAGGTCACGGATGCGCTGCATCCCTTTTGGAGAACCTACACTGGTGCCGAACCATATATTATCAGCCTGCAGCAGATCGGCGGGTGTATTTGCGGTAATCCTTTCGGGGCGCTTTGTGAGTATCTGGAAAGTGTGATGCGGGCATTGGCGAATAATATCCCAGGCTTCATTCCTGTATGCGTCAATATCCTCATGGTAGAAGTCGGTGAGAGAGCAGGTGAATATTTTTGAAGGCTCCTTCAGTTTTAAGGGTAGGTTGAAAACGGTTTTTGTTCTTACTACATTCTTCGGGTTGTACCGTGTAGCATCAAAGCTGTCGCGGTACATATAGCAGAACTTGCAGTCTTCGTCCACCTTTGTGCACCCCCGGGCAATGTTCCAGGTGGCGTCTGTCCATTGAATGTTGCTTTTTTGTGACATCGGTTATTATTTAGGTAAACTCAAAGCGTCCGTTATTCTTGATGATGGTAGTTTCAAAAGGGAAGCCACCTTCCGGTACCCGGTTTATCATATCGATAAGGTTTGCTGAGCCGGAAAAGACTACCCGCTTTTCATTGTCAAGCATGATCTGTAGATAAAGGCATTCACCACAGCCCTTTTCCGTGAACTTCGAATTCTCCACCCGGAAGGTTTCAACGATGATGGACTTATTGAGGATCCTGTCGATCTTGATCTTATCGCCTTCCAGGCTTTTGGTGGATGGCTGTATGTTGAAGCTTTTAAAGTTGTGCATGTTGGGGTACGAGTTTATTGATCAGGCGCCTGCAGTTGGCATGCTGTGCCCATCCCATATAGGATGCAATGGATGCTTTTCCGGCACCGACAGCTACTTTACGGGCGAAATTCTGTTTAATGCTTTTGCGCAGGCGTGTGTGCGTGTGGTAGAATACATAGCCCACAAAGTCGATGCCCCGGCTGGCCACCGGAAATACCTGGTAATTTGGTTTCACCTGCAGCTTCAGGGTGGAATTCAAATAGTCGCTGATCCCAATAAGCAACTGGTGCAGCTCTTCTTTGCTGGAAGAAAGGATCACCAGGTAATCGGCATAGCGGTGGTAATGCCGGATGCCTTTTGTTTCCTTGATCCAGTGGTCAAAATTTGACAAGTAGAAATTCGCCAGGTACTGGCTGAGATAGTTACCGATCGGGAGGCCGGGTGCGCTGTCAATGATCTCATCCAACAATGCCAGCAGCCGGGGATCTTTGAATTTCCGGCGAAGCAGGGCCTTAAGGATATCATGGTCAACACTGGGATAGAACTTAATGATGTCCAGTTTCAGGCAGTACCGGGTGGCTGGTTCGTTTTTAAGCGCCTTCCGGATGGACCGTGCAGCCGCATGGATCCCCTTGCCCTTTATGCAACTGTAAGTATCGGCCGTGAAGTTGGAAACAAAGATTGGCTCCAGCAGGTTCATGATAGCATGGTGTGCAATGCGATCGGGGAAGTAAGGCAACCTATAAACCAGCCGCTCTTTCGGCTCAAATACCTTGAATGTTGAGTAGGATGATGTTTTATAGGTACTGGTGGAAAGCTGGTGGTGCAGCTCAGCCATGTTCTTTTCCCTGTTACGGATATGCAACTGCACTCCATACTGATCTGTCTTACCCTTCATGGCCTTTGCATCGGCCAGGGCAAGGTTGCCCGGGTGGATGATCTGTTCAAATATGTTGTTTAATCGTTTCATGCTTTGCTGTTTAAAGGGTCTTCTTCGCAAGGCTACCAAAGCCCCTTCTTTTACTTTTTATTTTTTGGCCAGTGCCAGGGTTTACGCCGCGGTAAAAACTGCAATGCTGGGAGCTGACATTCGTATTCGTGTTCCAGTTATCGGCATCGTTGAACGACAGGCCGGAGGCCGCCACGGACAAACCACAACCCTTGCAGCGTACAACCCATTTACTTAATCTGCCGCAAGCATCAGGGCCTCTTCGTACAGATCCAGGAAATGCTCAGCGGCGTACTCACACAGCTCTCTTGACTTAAAGCAAAGCCGGGAGCCGACATACGTACCCGTGCGCCAGCGATCGGCACCGTCGAACGACAGGCCGGAGGCCGTTTTTCCGTTCTTGCTTATAGAAGTGACCGTCCACCATGGTTCATATTTCCATTCATTGTGGTCACTGTAATCCGGCTTCCATCCTTCATTCAATGCTTCGGCGATCACCCCCAGTTTATACATGGCGATGGTGGCACCTTGGTGCTTTACCGGAAGGTTTTCAACCACCGGCAGATTTGGTTCGATGCCCAGCTTCTTGCAGGCATCTTCGAAAGTTTTGATTTTTGGCTTCATGTCTGTTTATTTATTGATGAAAAATTCAGTGTACTCAGCTTCGAACTGGCGGCCGGCGTATTCTGCCAGTTCTTTTGTTTTAAAGCAAAGCCGGGAGCCGACACCCGTAGGCGCGTTCCAGATAGCGGCAACGTAGAACGACAGGCCGGAGGCCGTGCTTTTGTTGCCTTCATACCAGGGAAACCATTTGTATTGGCCGACATTTGTCCAATCGGGCTGCCAGGCTTCTTCATTCAGCGCTTCGATGATGATGAACAGCTTCGCCACTGCATTAATACCGCGCTGAAATGAGCTGGTAGGCAGCGGGTAGGGTAATGCCTGGTCATGATCAATACCAAGTGCTGTGCAGGCATCTTCAAAAGTCTTGATCCGGTCAGTGATCTTATCAGTTACCTGGCTGCCAAAATGGTCTTTGAGAACTGTTTGGATGCTTGACGGTGCACCCGGGAAGATCTCTCTTGCTTCCTTTAAACCGATTGATAAGGGCTTCATATTTTGAGTTTTGATGAAAAAAAAAGTTTTTTTTGGACTTTGGAAACGGGAAATGGTCGTGCCTACCTGCCTACTGTGCCTACCACTGCCTACCACTGCCTACCACTGCCTACCGTTTTTTGCCCCTCTTTTACTATTAAGTAATTAATAATTAATACATTAATATGGTAGGCATAGGTAGGCACCGTTTTAAGCCTCTGGACAAGCCAGAGCGATTTTTTTTTAAAGTGGCAGTTCCAGACCATCATCCGTTGTTATCTCAATATTTATGTTATCGTACATAAAAGCATGACAACTTGCCACAGTATCTACCCGCTGGAAGGTTGTCTCCGCCCTTCCATAAGCCGTACTTTTTGCCACATTATCGAACCGAAAGAACTTCTTGGACCGTACTGATCCGATGAAATACTTCCTGCTGCTGAAGTAGTGGAGCAGGTTTTCCTTGCTCATTGGGTTCTTACCGCGCCTCCTTCGATCGGCTTGATAGGCAGGGTGCACATTGTGCAGTCGCAGGAAAAGAGAGGGGCCTGGGTCCAGGGAATGCCTTC